ATGCACCCAGAGTTAATTCGCGCGGAAATTAGGATGCGCGGTAAGACCTTAACAGATTTGGCTAGGCTATATGACGTATCGCCCAAGGTGGTGAGTATGGCATTGAAGCAGCCCAGTTTAGCGGGAGAAAAAGCGATTGCAACGTTTTTGAATAAATCGCTGCATGAGCTGTTTCCCGAACGATGGACACAAGATGGTAGGCGGATACGCCCGCGCTATCGGTATTTATATGAAGAGGCGGCGGTATGAGAAAAACACATTTTGCTATTTCCGAGCTTTTGGAAATGGGTTTGGAAATACTTCCAAATACTGTGCAGGGTTTGTATTACAAGGCAAAAAAAGAAAACTGGCTATTCCGTGAAACGCCTTGCCAAGGCGGCAAGGGCGGGGTGAAGCGTGAATATGCGCTGCCGCCTGCGGTGTTGGATGCGATTTGGCAGCGGCGTGCTGCGGCGGCGGTGGCGGAGGGGGCTTATGGGCAGCCTGAACCTTGCGTTGCGGGGGCGGCTTATCAGGGCGAGGTGTTGGATGCGGGGCGTTTGAATGGTAGCACGGCGGCGCAGCGTGGGCGGGAGGGGGCGCGAATTGGGGTGTTGCGGTTGGTGGAGCGGATTATGGCGGAAAGTGGTTGCGGCAAGGAGGCGGCGATTACGACGCTGCTGACGATGGCGCAGATGCCGAATGATGATTATGCGCAGGCGCGGTTGATGCTGCGTTTGGCGAATGATGCGCGCGGGGGCGGCGGGGCGTTGCCGAGCAGTCGGACGATTATGCGTTGGTTTGCGGCGGAAAAGGCGGGGAGCTTGATGCCGAAAGTGCCGCAAGCGAATGCGGGGCAGCCTGAATGGTTTGGGCGGTTTTTGGCGGTGTGGCAAACGCCGCAGAAGTTGAGCGTGCAGGCGGCTTATGAGGTGTTTGCGCGGGGGGAATTGGGGCGTGAGCCTGCTGCTGCGCTGCCGAGTGTGCATCAGGTGCGGCGGTTGATTGAGAAGATGCCTGAGCTGGCGCGGCAGAAGGGGCGGATGGGGGCGCGGGCGTTGAAGAGCAAGCAGGGATTTGTGCGGCGGGGGTGGAAGCATTTGTTGCCTTTGCAGGTGGTGTGTGCGGATGGGCAGTGTTTTGATGCGGAGTGTGGGCATCCTGATAATCCGCATGCGCCGATTCGTCCTGAGATTACGCTGATTGTGGATGTGGGCACGCGGCGGGTGGTGGGCTTTGGGATGGATTTGGCGGAGAGTGGGCGGGCGGTGCGCAGTGCGATGGTGCAGATGATGACGACTTTTGGGGTGGCGGATGCGTTTTATGCGGATAACGGCAAGGGTTATACCAATAAGCTGTTAAATGATGAGGCGACGGGCTTGCTGGGGCGGGTGGGGATGACGTTGCATTTGTCTGCGCCTTATAGCTCACAGGCGCGGGGGGTGATTGAGCGGCTGCATAAGACGATTTTGGTAAAGGCGGCGAAGCGGATGCCGACTTATATTGGCAAGGATATGGATGGGGAGGCGAGCCGTGCGGTGCATAAGGCGACGCGCAAGGCGCAAAAGGCGCAGCTGGCTTTGGCGGGGCGGGATGTGCCGGCGGAATGGGCGGGGGTGCCTGCTTTGGCGAATATTGCGAGCACGAAGCCGCGTTTGCTGCCGACGTTTGCGGAATGCCGTGCGCTGATTGCGCAGGCGATTGATGAGTATAACAACACGCCGCATCGCAGCATGGAGATGGTGTTGGATGTGAGCGGGGCGGCGCGGCGCAAAACGCCAAATGAATGCTGGGCGGAGAAGTGGCTGTTGATGCCTGAGGGGGAACGCCCTATGCCTGTGGCGGCGGATGAGCAGATGTATTTATTCTTGCCGCAGGTGGTGCGCCGATTTAGCCGCTGCGAGGTGCGGTTGCGCAATAACATTTACTTTAATGCTGCTTTGGCGGATTGGGAGGGCAAGGAGGTGCGCGTGGCTTATAACGAGCATGATGCGCGGTTTGTATGGCTGTTTGATGAGGATGGGCGGTATATCGGGCGGATGGAGTGGAACGCGAATCAGCGCGATTTTTTCCCGAAATCGGTGTTGTTGCAAGACAAGGAAAAACGGGTGGACGCGCAAATCAAGCGGTACGAGGGCAAGATTGCGCTGTTGGATGGCACACGCGGTGCGCCGGTGTTGGAACACGCCAGCAGCGTGGATTTGGGGGGCTTGCGGCTGGATGGGGCGCAGCTAAAAGCGCAAGGGGAGGCGGCAATGGCGGCGATGGTGCGGGTATCGGATGGGGCGGCTGGCGATGGCAAGATGTTGAAGCTGGGGCGGCAGCCTGAAAAGGTGGCAGCAACAGCGGAGGCGGAGGATTGGCAAGTGCCGACGCTACCGAATGCGCAGTATGCGGCGTATAACCGACTGAAAGCCTTGCCGTATGAGGCTTTGAGCGCGGCGCAGCAAGGTTTTTTGGCATGGTGTGAAAGCCCGAAAGGGCAGTTGGTGATGCGCGAATGCGCGGAGCTGGAACAGATGCTGAAATTTGGTTGAGGTTTTTGATGAAACAAACAGGAGTGTAAACGCTATGAAAATAGCCAATATCAATAATTTATCTTTGGTGGCCGTGGCGATGGCGCGGCTGGTGAATCGGCAGGATGGTTTACCCGGCTTGGGCGTGTTGTATGGTCCGAGCGGCTTTGGCAAAACCACGGCAACGGTGGCGATTGCCAACAAAACGCAAGCCTATTATGTGCAGCTGCGCAGCGCGTGGAGCAAAAAAACGCTGCTGGAAAAGCTGTGTTTTGAAATGGGGCTGGCTGCGCCGAAAACGGCGGCGGCGTGTTTGGATGCGATATGCGAGCAGCTGGCGGCGACGCAACGCCCGCTGATTTTGGACGAGGCGGATTATCTGGTGGGCAAAAATGGCATGGTGGAGCTGGTGCGTGATGTGTATGAGGGCAGCCAATCGCCGATATTGCTGGTGGGCGAAGAGCAGATGCCCAATAAGCTGAAACGCTTTGAGCGGTTTCATGGGCGGGTGTTGAGCTGGATTCCTGCGCAACCAGTGAGCTTGGAGGATGCACGGCTGCTGGCGGAGGCTTATGCGCCCAATGTGCAGCTGGGCGATGATGTGCTGCGGCATTTGGTGGAGCTGGCGCACGGCAGCGTGCGGCGGGTTACGGTGAATTTGGTGAACCTTGCCGAGGCGGCGGCGATGAATAACCTTGATGCGGTGGAGCTGGGCAGCCTGAAAAGCCTAGGCGGCTTTGAGTTTTACAAGGGCGAAAGCCCGAAACGGAGCGTGAAAGCATGAATACTGAACCGATTGAATGCACCATTTGGCGCACGATGAAGATACTGGGCGCGTTTAGCAAGGCGGAGTTGCACGCTTATGTGGCGATGACGCATAAGGTGGGGCGGGTGAAGATTGGCAGCTATGTGAACACTTTATTGCGGCATAGCTTGCTGTGCAAGGCGGGCGATGGGCGGTTTTGCTTGGCGGTGAATGCGCCTGCGGCTGCGCCGATTTATCGGCAGCTGGGCAGAGTAAAACGCACGGCGGCTAAAACAACCAAACCCACCAAACCCAAACAGGCAAAAATTGCCCCGCCTGAAAAAGGAAAAAGCGCGGATTTTATGATTAGCGGATGGCATACACAGGGAGTTTAAAAGGTGTTTAAAGATTATATGAATGAGGGCTGGTTTGCCCTGCTTAAAGCGCGGATTGCGGCGGCGAGCTTGCGGCAAGTGGCGGCGGAGCTGGGGTATAGCGGCACAACGTTAAGCCTGATTGTGCATGGCAAGTATGCGGGCAAAACCGACCGCGTGGCGGCTGCGGTGGCGGCGCGGTATGAAACGGTGGCGTGCCCGTATCAAGGTAAAACCATACCGCTGCATGAATGCCGCAGCACGGCGCAGGGCAAAGCACCCACGCACAATCCGATGAAAATGCAGCAATGGCTGGCGTGTCAAAAATGCGCCAAACGCTGCGGGTGATATTTTTTTTGCCTATTGTTTTTAGTAACTATTTGATTTAAAAGGAAATACAAAAATGAACAACGATTATTTGCTGCGCGGATTTTGGCGCGATATGGCGATGCTGGCGGCGGGAATGACCGCAGGCGCGATGATGACGGCGGCGGTTTCGCACGCCAAACCGCCCGTGTCCCAGCCCGCCGTGATGGTGGAAAAGAACTGCGATGCGCTGTGGAACACGCCGTATGCGGATTTAAACGCGGCGGAGCAGGAGGCGCGCTATCAATGCGATGAGGCGGAAGCGTTGGTGGATAGATGGGCGGCAGCGAGTGAGGAGGGCGAGCCATGACCCGCTACACCGTTTACCTGCCCAGCTACACGCACGATGCCTTGCCGATTGGCACGATTGAGCACCGCCCCGCCAGTAACCAAGCTGTGTTGCGGCTGGATGGTAGCAAAGAAAAAACGTTTTACAGCGTGGCGGCAGCGATGCACAGCGTAAAACAGCAGTATCCCAACGCGTTTTTGGAGGCAGCATGAGCGAAGTGATTAACCGCTACACCGTGCAAATCCATGTGCATTATGACCGCCAAAGCAAACGCTACGGCTGCGCGGTGAGCAATCAGGCGGGCGAGTCGCTGTGCCCCGAGGCGCAAACCGCGTATGCCTCGCCTGCGGATGCGATTTATCAAGCCTTGCATCATTTGGCGTTGGAAAACAACTTTTCAGGCTGCCTGAAAGCAGCGGAGTGTAAATATGAACCTAAAAATGAGTTTTAAAAGCACATGGCGATTGGCACGCACAGAGGAGCGCGCCAAGATAGTTTTATATGCGCTGCAGATAATGCTTAACGGCGGGCTTGTTATCGGGATGACGATTGACAGCCAACGCGACATCGTCTTGTTGTTAGCCTGCATGTTAGCCATGTTTGCCGCCGCCAACGGCTTGCAAGTGATACGTCGCGATATAGTCATTCGCGGGCTGGTTGCCGCCTTGCAGCGCAAAGGAGCGCAGCCATGACTGCCAAGCTAGAACAGGAGCTGCGCTACGCCCGCAGCGCCATCTGGACGGTGGCGCAGATGGGCGGCGAGTCTGCCAAGCTGTTGATGCAATACATTGGCTGGTTTGCCCCGCCCAATGGCAAATTGAGCTTTGAGCAGATTGCCGCGCATCTCGCCGCCGTGCAAGCCATGTTTAACGACAGCACGGCAGCCGAGTGGAAAGCCGCCTTGCGGCAAATGTTGGCGGATAAGGTTTCAGGCAGCCTGAAAATGCCGCTGACCAACCATTTGCCTTTGGAAGATTATTTAACCGCTGCTCGGGCGCAGCAAGCCCATCGGCAGCCTGAAAACGCATTTGAAGCCGATGCGCCCAGCCCATCGCCCGCGCCCCATGCCGTAAACAGCAGCTATCCCGATGGCACGCAGTTAATCCCAAAGCCCACTCCGCCGCCTGCGGGCAAAGCGCCCAGCGCGGAACAAAAGGCACGCGCACATGAGCTATGCCTAGCGATGAAACAAGCCTGCCGCGCACGCGGGGCAGCCTGAAACGCAAGCAACCTATTCAACTTAATTTAACCCACCTTTAAGGAGACCATCATGGCAAAACCTGCCAAAACCCGCATTAAAACCACCGCGCAAATTGCCGCGCAAAGCAAAGACGACGTGATTGCCTTTATCCGCGAAATGGGCGATGTGAGCCGCGAAGTGAAACGGCTAGAAGCCACCATGAACGACGGCATTGCCGCCTTGCAACAGCAATACGCCGACCAATCCGCCCCGCATAATCAACGCTTGGACGAGCTGCAAAACGCCGTGCAGCTTTGGTGCGAAGCCAACCGCGATGCGCTCACCGACAATGGGCGCGTGAAGTTTGCCGATTTGGTAACCGGCATTGTGAAATGGCGCAACAACCCGCCCAGCGTGCGCATAACAGGCGTGGATGCCGTGATTGCGCTACTGAATGCCGACCCCGAGCTGGTGCGGTTTATCCGCACCAAAGAAGAGATTAACAAAGATGCCGTGCTCAACGAGCGCGTGCTGTTTGACCAAGGGCAAGTGCCCGGCTTAAAGATTGTGGAAGGCAAAGAATTTTTTGTGATTGAGCCGCATGACCAAGAGTTGAGCGGGGTGTGAGCATGGAAAACGAAATTAAAGTGCATGCCAACCAAAGCGCAGGGGGCGATATAAACGTGGATGGCATCAGCCTGCTGTGGATATGCTGAATGTGTGCAATCTCGCCATCGCAGGCTTGCCTGCCCTTGTGGATGCCATTCAGCAAGGCGCACCGCGCAGGAGCTTGCCGCGGATGTGCAACGGCGTGCGGTGGTTTTTGGCAGCGGCGCAAGCAGCCGCCCAAGATAAGCCTGAATTGCTGGCTGGGGTGAAGCAAACGGCGCAGCAGTTTGAGCTTGCGGCGGCGTTTGCGGAAAGTGAAATCAGTACCAAGCATTAAATCCCAAATCCAAGCGGGCTATCAAATTTGATAGCCCGCTTTAGTTTGTGATTTATTCTCTATAATGAATACTGTATGATATTTTACAGTACTTTTTTAGAGGTGTTTTTATATGGAAGGCTCGCTTATTGGAATTGGGCTATTTGTCATAGTCTGTATGATTATTTTTGTGTGTAAAGAAATAAAGAACAGTTGGGTAAAAAATAAAGAAGCAAAAGAGTTGTTAGAGCATGAACAAAAAGAGCGAGAAATCAAAATATTTCATGCTCAATTGCGTGCGAAAGCTGTAAAAATAGAACAAGAGCGGGCTGAGCGTGAGGCATGGCGTAATCGCGAAGCGGCAAAAATATGCCAAACGCTGCAAGGATACAGCGAAGCAAGAGCGTTTCTCTATGATATGGCATTTGAGAAATGCTTTGATAATTATCAATCCCGCGATGAACAAATACTTTGGGAATCTATACGCATTGTTTTGGAAAGCCACAATGAGAAAACCATGGAATCGCGTATCCACCTTATCTATCTAAAACATCAAGGGATGGGCAATGATAGCCCAATAGGGGCACATGAATTTAGGCTATTGGCAACGCATTTTTATTTAGGGCAAATACAAGCGTTGATGAACAAAATTGAAAATTATAAAACTCGTGCAGCCAAGGAAAAAGCTAAAATAAAAATTCAAGGTTTATTTGAACAGGCTTTATTGCCAAAGGCAGCGGATACGCTTTATCAAAATGCTGTTCGTGAGGGATTATGTTTGTACGAAGCGTTTTTACAAAAACAAAATACGTCCAATTAAACAATAAATACTTGTTGTATTTTTTGCCAAGAAACCGAATACAAGTAAAAGAACCCAAAAATCCTATACGCCCAAAAGCCCTCCGCTTTTGGGCGTTTTTTTTTGCCTTATTGCATAGAGATGGTTATTTTGTAACTTATTGTTTTTATGGTAAAGCTGTACATTCAGCTTGCGCCACCTTTGTTGGTATAATTCGGCTTATTTTACTTGGAAATTCAAGGAGAAAGCGCGTGAGCCATGCCGCCTATCGCCAAAAAATGATAAGCAAAATCCATATTGCCCAACAACAACTGGGGCTAGACGATGATGTGTATCGCGACCTGCTCTCGCAAGCCACAGGCAAACGCAGTTGCAAGGATATGATGGACAACGAGCTGGCAGCGGTGCTCAACCTGTTGCAGCAAAAAGGCTTTGGCGCGAATGTAGGCGCAAAAGCCTATCAGCGCACGCCATTGCATTTTGCCGAGCAGGGCGCGATGATGCGCAAAATGGGCGCACTGCTCACCCAAATGGGCAAAAGCTGGGCATACGCGCACGGCATCGCGCGCAAGATGTTTGGCGTGGAGACGGTGCAGCGCTGCGACGGCGAACAGATGCGCAAGGTGCTGGCGGCGCTGAATTATCAGGCGAAGCGCGAGGCGCACAAGGCAGCCTGAAACAGACAAGGCGGGCAAAAAAAAGCCCGCGCATCGGGCGCAGGCGTATTCAAAAAAACAGTATCAATTTGAATTTTAACACAGAATACGGAGCGTTGGATGCAGAAAGACGATTGGGATTGTTTGCCCGAAAGCATGCAGCAGATTGCGGAGGTAATCGGGCTGGACGGGGCGGAAAGATTGGTGCGGGCGGTTGGGGGCGCGCGGTTTAAGTTCGGCAAGGGGCGGCACAACACCGCGCGGATGAAGCTGCTGCGCCAAGCGGTGGGCAAGGCGGGCGCGGACAAGCTGGCGGCGGTGTTTGGCGGGGATGAGCTGTATATTCCGCGCTGCACGGTGCAGCTGCGCAAGGTGCGCAATCGGCGGTTTCGGGCGGCGTTTATGGCTTTGACCGATGGCGGCAAAACCAGCAAGGCGATGGCTTTAACCGAGCTTTGCCCGCAGTTCGGGCTGTCGCATCGCACGGCGGATAAGATTTTGGCGGAGCGGGAGGAGGTGGCGGTGCAGGGGGCGTTGTTTGATTGAAGAGTATTTAAAAACCGTTTAACGTGGCAGCGCGTTGGGCGGTTTTTTGCTATGACAAAATAGGCGTGAAATAAATAGGCAGCCTGAAACCTTGCTTGGGGTTTCAGGCTGCCTTTTTGCGTGGGGCGAAGCCTTGCGTCTGACTGGTGCGGCTGCGGTTTGGGCATGATGGCAACCTACTGAAACCATCATTAAACCATCATTAAACCCTAAAAGGAATAAGCATGAATACACAACCTTCCGAACTGGCATGGCTTGCCATCGCCCGCCGCGAAATCGGCACGCGCGAAATCGCGGGCAAAGAACACAACAGCAAAATCCGCAACTGGCTGATTAGCCTAAACGCATGGTGGCAAGATGACGAAACGCCGTGGTGCGGCACATTTGTTGCCCACTGCGCGCGCGAAGCCAAACACGCCCTGCCACAGCATTGGTATCGCGCGAAAGACTGGCTGAACACGGGCACGCGCTTGGATAAACCTGCCTATGGCTGTGTGGTGGTGTTTGACCGCGCGGGCGGCGGGCATGTGGGCTTTGTGGTGGGCAAGGATAAGCAGGGGAATTTGATGGTGCTGGGCGGCAATCAGGGCAACGCGGTGAACATTAAGCCATTTGCGATGAGCCGCGTGGCAGGCTATGTGTGGCTGGATTGGGCGGATGGGCGCAAATCCGCGCCCAAGCCTGAACGCTTTGAGTTGCCGTTGTTGGACAGCAATGGGCAAGTTTCGCGCGATGAGCGTTAAGGAGGCAGCCTGAAATGAAACGGCACTCTGTTGTATTGGGTGCGCTGGTGGCATTAAGCCTAACCAGTCTTGCGCCGCCATCGCCTGAACTGACTTTAAAAGAACCCAGCCGACCGCGCCCGCAGCCGCACCCATTGGGCGGTGTTGCGCTGCGTAAACATCGCCACAGCGGCGTAGCAGCGGCGCGGCGGGCTAAACGCAAAGGGAAACGATAATGAAGCTGCTCAAATGGCTATCAGGCTTAATCGCCAACCCCGCTACGGGACAAATCAGCCACACTAAACTCTGGGCAAACATCACCGCTGCCTGCATGACCTACAAATTTATCCAAACACCTGATGCGCCCGAGTGGCTGTGGTGGGCATACGGCGGCATGGTGGGCGGCTACGCGCTGATTAAACGCGGCATTGCCGCCGTGCCACAGGTGGCAGAAATCAAAAAAGGACAAAGCGATGCTGCGGATGCTTTGGAGTAAATACCGTTTGCAGGCTGCCTGCGTGGGTTTTGCGCTGGCGTGCGCCTTATCCGCGTGGGCGGGCTATGCCGTGGCGCAAAGCGCGTGCCACGCGGCAACGTTGCTGCTGAAAAACCAATACGCCGACGAAAAACTGAAAGCCCAGCAAGCCTATGCCGCCGCGCTGGCTGATGCGCTGGCGAAACAGCAAGCGGCGGTGCAATGGGCGCAACAGCAAGGCGATCAGCTTGCCGCCACCCGCGCCCAATTAGAACAACGGCAACACGAACTGAACAAGGAAATCCCCCATGCCACGCATCAAGATAATCAAGGCACTACTGTTTACAACGGCATTGGCAACCACAGCCTGCAACTCTACAACCGCGCCTTTGGCTACGCCGCTGATTAGGCAGCCTGAAATCCCGCCTGTGTCTACCGAGCTGCTGGCAAATCACGAACGCCCCGAGCGTCCCGCCAGCGGTTCACCCCAACATTTGCTAGACCACGCGGTGCGCTATGGCGGCTACTGCCAAAAGCTGCAAGCGCAAGTTTCAGGCTGGCAGGCGTGGTATCGGCAGCAGCAAGGCAGCCTGAAATGAACACGCAGAATTTTTTAACCATGGAATGGGCGTTTGGCATCTTGACCAGCTTTCTGATTGCGCTGCTGTGGCATTTTATCCGCGTGTTGGATGAAAAATTTGAGGCGATTGAAGCCAAGCACGAGCGCGTGCAGGGCGAATTGAACAAGATGAAGCTGGATTACGCCACCAAGGCGGAAGCCACGGCAAGCAGCAGCAATGTGATGAAATCGTTGGATCGCTTGGAAGCTAAACTAGACAAATTGAACGACAAATTAGACCAAAAGGCAGACAAAGCATGACGCTGGAAAAAGACCCGATTTTAGCCGCGCTGGCGCGGATTGAAGCCAAGCAAGATTTGGCATTGGAACAGCAAAACCGCATGGAGCGCGAGATGGACGAGATTAGGCAAGACACGCGGCGCGTGGCGGCGATTACAGGCGGGGCGGCGGGCGGCTTGGTGTCCACGGGCATTTTGTTGATTAAAGCGAAATTTGGGCTGTGATATGGCGCATCCGCAAAAGAAACGCGATGAAGTGCGCCGCCGCTATGTGTTTGAAAACTGCTCGCTGGAAATGGCGGCGGCTTTTGCCCAAGTGCCGGTTGCCACGGCGCGCAGCTGGAAATATGCCGCCAAGGAAACAGGCGATGATTGGGACAAGGTGCGCGCCGCGCATTTTATGGCAGGCGGTGGCTTGGAAGATGTGAACCGCCTGATTATGGCGGGTTTTTTGGTGCAATACCAAGCCACGTTTGAGCAGCTCAACGGTGGCGCGGAGATTGACCCGATTGCCCGCGTGCAAGCCTTGGGCAGCTTGGCGGATGCGTATAACAAGATGGTGGCAGCGAATAAGAAAATCCTGCCCGAAACCAGCGAGCTGGCAACGGCGATGCGCGTGCTCAACCTGTTGGCGGAGTTTACCGCGCAAAAATACCCCAACCACCTTGCTGCCATTGGCGAGCTATTGGAGCCTTTTGGCGCGTATATGCAGGATAAATTGGCATGAAGTTGAAAGAATTTACCCAGTCGCTCAAACAGCTGGCGGCGCAGTTGCAGCGCACGATTGAAGCCGAAGTGATGGGCTTTGCCAACGACCCTGCGGCGATTGCCGAGCGGCGGGCGCGTGTGTTTGACCCTGTGGGCGGTTTTGAATTTTTTGTGCAGACGTATTTCCCGCACTATGTGCGCAGTCCGCATAAATCGCAGCTGCATGAGTATTTGTTTTTCAGGCTGCCTGAAATCTTAAACAGTCCGAAAAACGAGCAAGACGGCATTGCTGCGCCGCGCGGCGAAGCGAAATCTACGCTGGTTACGCAGTTGTTTACGCTGTGGTGCATTGTTACCCACCGTAAACACTATATCTTGCTGGTGATGGACAGCATTGACCAAGCCTACCCGATGCTGGAAGCGATTAAGGCGGAGCTGGAATTTAACCCGCGCTTGGCGATGGATTTTGCCGATGTGTGCGGGCAGGGGCGCGTGTGGCAGGCTGGGACGGTGGTTACTGCCAATGATATTAAAGTGCAGGTGGCTGGCAGTGGCAAAAAGCTGCGCGGCTTGCGCCATGGCGCTTTTCGCCCCGATTTGGTGATACTGGACGATATTGAGAACGATGAGCAGGTGCGCAATCCTGCCCAGCGCGACAAGCTGGAAATATGGCTGAAATCGTCGGTGCTGCATTTGGGCGGCGTGGGGCAGAAGTTTGATGTGGTGTATATCGGCACGATTTTGCACTACGACAGCGTGCTCAACCGCACTTTGCACAATCCGATGTGGCACAGCATGAAATTTAAGGCGATGTTGGCGTTTCCCGAGCGCATGGATTTGTGGGACGAATGGGAAGCCATTTTGCGCAATAACGGCAATGCGGGCGCGGCGATGGCGCAGGCGTTTTATGAAGCCAATAAGGCGGAGATGGAGCGCGGGGCGCAAACCAGCTGGGCGGCGCGTGGGGTGTTGGATTTGATGAAAATCCGCGCCCGCGACGGGCATGAAGCGTTTGATAGCGAATTGCAAAACGACCCCGTTTCCAGCGAAAACGCGCCTTTTGCCAACGCGATGAAGTTTTGGACGGAGCTGCCGCCTGATTTGGTGTATTTCGGCGCACTGGACCCGAGCTTGGGCAAAGCGGGCGCAAGCCGCGACCCGAGCGCGATTTTGGTGGGCGGTTATCAGCGCAGCACGGGCAAGCTGTTTGTGGTGGCGGCGCAGATTAAAAAGCGGCTGCCCGATTTGATTATTGAAGATGTGATACGGCTGCATCAGCAATACCGCTGCGCGTTGTGGTTTGTGGAGACGGTGCAGTTTCAGGAATTTTTGAAAGACGAGCTGGTGAAACGCAGCGCAGTGCGGGGTTGCCCTGTGCCCGCGCGGGCGGTGAAGCCGATTGCGGATAAGCTGCTGCGGATTGAAACCTTGCAGCCGCACATGGCAAACGGCTTGATTTGGCTGCACGACACGCAAGCTACGCTGATTGAGCAACTGCGCCATTTTCCCAAGGCGGCGCATGATGATGGACCGGATGCGCTGCAAATGCTTTGGGCGGGCGCAACCAGCAACGCTGCGCCGATTGAATGGCACAGCACGGCGGATGATGATTTTGATGACAGGGAATGGAAAAGCAAATGGGCGTGTTAAGGCAGCCTGAAACCATTTTATCCCTTTGCGTTTAACCCCCTTTTAAACACGGCATAAAACATGGCAAAAAAAGCGAAATTTAATCCCAAAACCCCCGCGCAACAGCCCACCCCAGAAGCGCAGCGGCAAACGCAAGAAGCGCGGATTACCGCCAATGGGCGTGTGATTAGTGAACACCCTTCCACCTTTATCACGCCCGCTAAGCTGCGTGCGCTGTTTGACGATGCCGAGAGCAACGATATTCAGGCGCAGCATGAGTTGTTTGCCGACATGGAAGAGCGCGACAGCGCGATTGCCGCTGCTTTTTCCACGCGCAAGCTGGCGGTGCTGGGGCTGGATTGGCGCATTGCCGAGCCGCGCGATGCCAGCCCTGCCGAGCAGCAGCTAACCCAAGCGGCGCAAAGCTATTTTGACCACCTTGCCCATTTGGATGATTTGCTGATGGATTTGATGGATGCGGTGGGGCATGGCTTTGCCGCGCTGGAAATCACATGGCAGCTGCAAGGCAGCCTGAATATGCCCGCGCGCTTTACTCCGATTGCGCAAAGCTGGTTTCGCTGGGATAACCACGATAACTTGTTGCTCAAAACACCCGATAACCCAACGGGTGAGCCGTTGTGGCAGATGGGCTGGGTGGTGCATCGGCATAAAAACCGCAGTGTGCAGGCGGCGCGGGGTGGGCTGTTTCGCACGCTGGCGTGGCTGTATATGTTTAAGCACTATTCGGCGCACGATTTTGCCGAGTTTTTGGAGCTTTACGGCATGCCGATTCGCATCGGCAAATATGGCGCGGGCGCAACCGAAAAGGAAAAACAAACCTTGCTGCGCGCCGTTGCCGAAATCGGGCACAACGCGGCAGGCATTATGCCCGAGGGCATGATGATTGAACTGCATCAAGCCGCATCGGGCACAACGGCAGGCAACAACCCCTTTATGACCATGATTGAATGGTGCGAAAAATCCGCCACGCGGCTGATTTTGGGGCAAACCTTGACCAGCGGGGCGGATGGCAAAGCCAGCACCAACGCGCTGGGGAAAATCCACAATGAAGTGCGGCATGATTTGCTGGTGGCAGATGCGCGGCGGTTGGCACAAACCATTAACCAGCAAATTTTAGAGCCGTTTTTGCGGGTGAACTTTGCCATTGGCGAAGAGACGCGCCTGCCGCAGTTTGAGTTTGACACGCGCGAAACGGCGGATTTGGCGATGATTGCCGAAGCCCTGCCGAAATTGGTGGATGTGGGGGTGCAAATCCCCGAGCGCTGGGCACGGGACAAGCTGGCGATTCCTGATGCACTGGATGGCGAACGGCTGCTGGGGCGCAAGGCGCAAGATGAGGGCGATGCGAAAAACGCAGCAGGGCAGCCTGAAAAAGGCAAACCGCCTGCTGCGCTGAATTATCGCCATGTTGCCTTGAATGCGCAGGGGCAAATTGCCCCCGCTTGGGATGTGGCGTTTGAAAATGGGGTGGAAGATTATTTGCGCGAGGCGAAGTTTGCCGCCCAGCTTGAACCCATGTTGCAAGATTTGGGGCGCGCACTGGCAGAGGGAGAAGATTATGAAGAGGTGGAAAACCGTTTAATCGCCGCCTATCCCATGCTGGACACGCACCACTTGCAAGAGGCTTTAACGCGGGTGTTGTTTGTGGCGGATTTGTGGGGGCGCGCGCAGCCGTAATCTTTTGCCCCTAGGCAGCCTGAAACTCTTTTTTGAATGAAACACAACCATGCAACCCAATCTTTCCCTAGCCCTAAACCTGCCGCCCGAGGGCGCATTGCGCTATTTTGATAGCCTAAACCTGCCCTTACCCGCCAACGCCAGCGAAGCCGTTGCCCAAGCGGCGACCAAGGCGCGCAGCATTGCGGGGATTTATCAACAAGAGATTGTGGGCGATTTATTGAACAGCTTGCGCCAAAGCGCGGCGGAGGGCACACCCTTTGCCACATGGCGCAAAAATATGCTGACGATGCTGCGCGAGCGCGGGCTGGCTTTGGACAAAGCGGGCGATATGGTGCAACAAGGCACAGGCGAAGTGGTGGGCACGGGCTTAACGCGCCATCGTTTGCAAACCATTTTTCAAACCCAAATGACCAACGCACGCATGGCAAGCCTTTGGCAAAAGCTGCAAGAGAACAAAGATGCCCGACCCTATTTGCAATACAGCGCCATTAACGATGCGCGCACGCGCCCCGCGCATCGGGCGTTGGATAATGTGGTGTATCCGATTGACGACCCCTTTTGGGATTATTTTTACCCACCCAACGGCTTTCGCTGCCGCTGCTATGTAGTGGCGTTAGCACCACGCGATGTGGCGCGCTCGGGGTTGACTGTATCCCACAGCCAGCCCGAGCAGTTTAGCGAAATCACCATCACTAACCGCAAGGGGCAAAGCCACACGCGCACGCGCATCACGCTGGATGATGGCAGGAGCTTCACACCCGACAGGGGCTTTGACCACAATGTGGGCAAAAGCCATTTGGCGCAGCTGGGGCAGTTGCAGATGGAGCGGGCGGTGGATTTGCCGCCGCGGCTGGCGAGCATGGCGGGGGGGGAGGCGGTGGAAGATGAGCGGGTGAGAAAGGCGGTGTCAGACTATTTGACACAAGCCTATCAAATGTTGCGAACCCAAAATCGCCCTACCAATCAGCCTATTTTTGTGGGTGCGTTGCCTTTGACCATACTGGATGCGATGGCGGCGGCTAATTTAAGGCAGCCTGAAAACGCGCTTATCGCTTCATCCGATAGTTTATTGCGCCATGCGCTGCGGGATGTGAAAGCGGGCGTAGGTAAAACGCTGCCCGAAGATTTTTGGGCAAACATTGCCGACCATTTGCGCGAGCCCGAAGCCGTTTACTATGATGAAAAAGGTGCGCTGTTGTATTTTTACTCCGACCCAAATGATAAAAATAAACTGTACAAAGTAGTTTTAACATTGGATTACGATGGGTTTAAGCGCAGCAAAAATCCAAACAATGGGCAACGAGAAAATTTAATATTAAATGCTTTGGATACAGGGACAAAGATAGATAGGTCGGGAATGCAATGGGGAAGTTATACCCATATTAGCGGTAAGAAATTTTAAATGAAAAAGCCCGAATTAATCGGGCTTTGAAGTAAGCAGTGGTGGGACTTGAACCCACATCATAGCCCTGCCATAGCAACGCTAACCTTTTGCCGCAACCGCGCGATGCGCGGCTCGCTCTGACCTTACGGTTGAGCATAGGAAACTCCTGCTTACACCACAAGGGGCGTTGGGACTCGAACCCACATAATACTAACGCAAGCTGTTGCGCCGTAACCGTTACCATTTGGAAACTACCCCTTGCTGTTGGCATTTTAACCCCATTTAAACCCATGAAACAAGATGATTGAAATCCAAATAGACAACCTTTTTGTGGTGCAAAATCAGATAGAACGCTTGTCGCGCGGCGTAAGCGACAACCGCTATTTGCTGATGCGGCGGCTGGCGGGCACGATGCACTATGCGGTGGCGCAGAATTTTAAACAGGGCGGTCGCCCTGAATGGCTGGCGTTGAAATATCGCAGCGGCATTCCGCTGAACGACACGGGCGCACTGCGGCAAAGCATAGACGAGCTGTCGGATAACGACACCGCGCTAGTGGGCACGAATATGGTTTATGCGGCGATTCACCAGTTCGGCGGCTGGGCGGGGCGTAATCGCAAAGTCTATATCCCTGCGCGTCCGTTTTTGCAATTAACCAACGAGGACAAGCAGGATTTGATGGATGATGTGCAGGATTATTTTGCGCAGTTAGTGCGATGA